AGAGGTTGCCGGCCAGGTCGTTGATGCCCCCGAGCACCACGGCCCACGACGCCTGGACGGCCGCCGCGGCGCTGACGCGCGCCAGCATCATCTCGGTGGTGTCGCCGCCCACGCCGAGATTGGCCACCACGTCCAGCCGGCGGCGGCCCAGCAGAGCGTTGGCCCACGCCATGTAGCCCCGCGACTGGTTGGCGATGGCGTTGGACACCGTGGCGTTGTTGTACTGCGTGATCGAGTCGCCGAGCAGCACCGCGCGGTTCGCGGCCTGAATCCCATGTGCTGACACCAGGGCTTGGGTCGCGGCGACCTGGGCCGGCGTCAGCAAGGCCTCGTCCTGGTCGGCCGCGTTGCGGTAGCCGATGATCCGCCCCAGGTCGTCCAACACGAAGCGCACCTGGTTGACGATCCGTCCGGTGAGTCCCATGTCTGCTTCTCCAGAAAAGAGGGCCGCACAAGGCGGCCCGTCGACGCGTGCTCGGGTAGCGTCAGGCCAGGTCGCCGTCCACGCCGGACAGGGCGCCGGCCTTGGCTCGCACGGCGGCCTGCGCCGCCTTCGACTTCAGGTCGCCGCCAACCGGCTTCGGCTTCTCGGGCTTGAAGTTCTTCGGCGCAACCGCCCAGCTCGGCTGGACGCCGCTGTAGACGAACTTCTCGCCGGTGTTGCGGATGGTGCCCTTGGGGTACTCGCCCATGCGGACCGCGACGAGTTCGACGTTGTCCAGGTGCGGCCGCTCGGCGCGGCGTTGCGCGGCTTCGTGTTGGCTCACGACGTTCTCCAGCTTGCCGGCCAGGGCCTTGTCGATCCGAGCCAGGTTGGCCGTGGCGGATGCCAGCTGCTCCAGCGCGGCCTGCTTGTCGGCGCCCATGGTCGATCAGGCCACGTTGTCCGCGTACGCGCGCCACAGCGCCGGGTCCGCGGCCAGGAACGCGTTGATCTTGCCGGCGGTGAAGGCGGCCGTGCCGGTGATCTGCTGGATGCCGACGTAGCGCTCGTAGCTGCCGGCGGGCAGCTTGACCGCGCAGTAGCGGTAGCCGGCCACCAGGGACGCCACGGGCACGGCCGGGCCGGTGTAGTGCACCGTCGCCGTCGAGGTGTCGGGCGTCGAGGTGTCGTCGGACACCAGGCGGATCTGCAGCGTGGCCGAGCCGCCCGAGGTCGCGGCCGTGTCGATGCTGACGATCAGGTACAGGTCGGACCCTTCCAGGTCCTTGGTGACGTTCGGGTCGATCGTCAGCGACCGCGTGTCGATCACGTCGCCCAGGTTGTAGGTGCCGGCGGCGCCGGTGTTCAGCGCCAGCGCGTCGGCGAGTTCGAGTCGGTCGTCGAGAATCATGGTTGCCTCCGGCTTAGACGCCGCTCTCGGTGTTGAGGATCTGGTCGACACGACGGAACGGGATGCCGTCGAAGGCCAGGACCATCTTGCCGGCGATGTTCTCCATCGACAGCGTGCTGTTCTTGACCTTGTTGATGAGCTGCCGGCGCAGCCACGTGCGAACCGACCGGTTGCAGTAGAAGGCGGGACGGCCGGCGTTGAGATCCGGCACCATCTCGACCGCTTGCACCAGCAGGTCGAACAGGTCGGGCCCGGAGGCCGCGTCCTTGGTCAGGTCCTCGTAGTCGATCTGCACGCGGACCACATAGCGCCAGTCGCGCACGGCCAGGCCGCAATCCCACTTGTAGTGGGTGCGCAGCGCCTCCATGCGGCCACCGTTGCCGTCGACGTTCTCGATGGTCACCTGGCCCTTGTCGCTGATCTGCAGGCCCGCCTGGCTGCCCTTCGGGTAGATGCCGTGCACCGTGTTCGGGCCCCAGACCACCAGCCAGATCGAGGTGTTGTCGGTGCCATCCGGGGTGGCCGTGTTGGCGATGACGTTCTCGGCGTTCAGCGCGACCGCCGTGTCGTTCGTGCTGAAGCGGGGCGCCAGGCCCGTGAAGCCTTCCGGCTCGGTCGCCTCGTTGCCGTAGATCACGTAGCGGGCCAGCTTCTGGCTGAAGCCCTCGATGAACGGCAGCTCTTCGGACAGGCGCCAGGATTCGCGCATGCCATTCAGGTTCGCCAGCGCCAGATCGATTTCGGCGTAGTTCTCCAGCATGCCGCAACCCTCGCGCACCCGGACCGTGGTGCTCTTGCTGGGTTGCACGCCGCCGTAGAGCTTGCGGAAGGCGGGCTCAGGGATGCCGGCGCGCATCACGGTCTGGTGGCCCGTCAGCTCGTTGCCTTCGACCCATACCATGTCGTCCAGGATCTCGTTCTTCTGCGCCAGGATCTCGATGACCTTCGCGATGCGGCCGTCCGGGTCCAGCCGGCTCTTGAAGTCCAGCAGCGTCGGGTGGGTTGCGGCCAGCACCGAAGCCATCCAGACGCCGCTGCCGTCGCCGAACAGCGCGGTGTGCAGCGCGGCGGGGATGAGATCGTGCGGGATCGCGAACAGTGCCAGCGACAGCGCGCCGAGCGCCAGCGTGGCGGCGTAGAACAGGGTCTTGGTCATCACGGGTTCCTCGTCGTCAGGGCTTCATGCCCGGGGTCTTGTCGTAGAAGGGTTGCGGCGTGCGCGTCTTGCCGCCCGGCACGTAGCCGTCCGGCGTGATCGCCTTGCCGACGCGGAAGAACAGACGGAGCATCTCGGGGTGGTTGCCCAGCGGGGTGGTCTCCAGCAGCTTGCGCAGCTCGGGCGACGCAAACTGGTCGCGCGCGGCGCGCACCACGGCCAGGTTCTCGGTCAGCTTCTCGCCGCCGAACTCGGCGTCCGTCTTGGCCGAAGCTGCCCACTCCTTGCAGCCGGCATAGCCCAGGTCGCCCAGGGTCTTCGTGACCGCGGCGTCGACGCTGCGCTCGATCAGCCGGCGCGAAGTCCACCAGCTTCTGGGCCTGCTCCTGGTTCAGGCCCAGGTCCTTCAGCACGGGCGTGAACTCGCCCACCAGCGCGTCGTCGATGGCGAAGCCCTCGGGCGCGGTGAACTCGTACTTTTCGGGCACCGCCGCGGCTTCGGGCTTGCCGTCCTCGCCGGGCGGCTTGGCGGCATCACCGGCATCCGCCTTGGCGCCGGGCGCCGGCGCATCGGTGGGCTTGGCGTCACCGCTGGGCGCATCGTTGGCGGGGGCGTCACCGGTGGCCGGTGCGTCACCCATCAGGGTCGTGTCGCCGGCCGGCGCCTCGGGCGTTGCGCTGCCGGGCTCCTCGGCGAACGCGATCAGGCCGGCGCGAGCCATGTACCGCGTCAGCCCGCCGAACAGCGGCTCCAGCACGCTGAGCACGATGCGAGCGCGGTTCACATGGCGGCCTCCGCTGGCGGTGTTGGTGTACGTGTCGCGGTTCATGGATCCGGACTTTGCTGGCCGCCGGCCGCGGTATGTGCACCCCCCGCCTGGGCCTCCGCGAGCATGCGGATGAACTGCTCCGGCGTGTGCCGCATCACCTGCGCGTGGAGCTTCAGCCCCTGGTTGCGCTGGCCCTCGTTGAACGCCGCGCTGAGCGCCTCGCCGGTGTAGGTCGACCGGAACAGCCCTGCATCCGACAGCCACTGCCAGACCAGGCGCCGGCCGCGGGCGTCAGCCATCAGCCAGCGCGTGTCGTCCTCTGCCTGCTGCTGCAGGATCAGCTTCTGGTGCTCGGCCGCGGCGCGGCGCGCTGCGGTGTCTCCGGTCACGGCGCCATGTTGCTGCGGTCGTACATCCCGCCGGCGACGCCAGGCGGGTCCATGTCGGTGATCTGCAGCGTGACGCAGCGGCAGACCTCTCCACCCTGCTCCTGGTTCTGCGACACCGCGGTGACCTCGGCCATGGCCACGACGCGCACCTTGGCGCCGACGGCCGGCAGCGTCTTGAGGCCCAGCTGCGCCAGCTGTTCCTCCTCGAGGCGCAGCTGCAGGCCCCACGGGTAGACCGGGGCGTCGGCCATCAGCGGCTGGGCCTCGGTCGGCTCGGACTTCGTGGGATCCAGCTTCATCGAGATCATCGGGTCACCTCACTGCGCAATGCCCGGGATCGAGTACCCGGACAGCATGCTGGTCAACGCCTGAGCGTCGGTCTGGCTCGCGGCCTGGGCGGCCTGCGCCACGTCCTTCATCGGCGCCGCCATCTGCGCCATGGCCTGGGCCTGCTGCTGGGCCTGCCGGCTCTTGCGGATCAGCGCCACCTGGTCGTCGGCCACGATCAGCGAGGGGTCCACGCCCAACATGTCGGCGTAGGCGTCGACCAGCTGGTCGCCGTCGAGCTTGTCGAGCACCTCGGGCTTGATGGTCGACACCGACGCGATGGTGCCCACCAGGCGGTCGATGGCCTGCACGCCGACGGCGCGCTGGGCCTGCGCCAGCGTGCTGATGAAGTCCACGTCCAGATCCTGCTCGCTCAGCTCCTGGGGCAGCTCCAGCGGCCCGCCGCGGGCGAACATGCCGGCGCGCACCATCTTGGCGAAGGTGATGTCCACCTTCGGCTTGAGCATCTCGTTGTGGAAGCGCTCGATCACCGGGCCGAGCATCAGCAGCTTCTCTTCGTGGCGCTCCGCGATCTCCCGCGCGGTGGTGCCGCTGCGGTTGTCGTTGGCGAGCATCTTGAACAGGTCGCTGAAGAACGACTGGTTGATGCGGCCGCGCACGTCCTGGATGTCCAGCAGCAGGTGCTGCAGGTTGAGGTTCACCTCGAACGCGCTGCGGATGCCGCCCGTGGGCGACGACTGGTCGACGTACAGGATGCCCCCCGGCAGGCGGTCCACGTCCTGGTTGCGGTAGATGGTCGGCACCTGCAGCGGGGGCTCGACCATGTAGTCGATGCCGTTGGACTTCTGCAGCTGCTCCTGCTGCAGCTGCTTGATCGACCCCAGGGCGACGGCGCCGGGCCAGCGCGACGGGTACGTGTCCTCACCGTCGACGATCCACCGCGCCGCGATGGCGGGGAACTCCGGGAACCCGGAGTCGCGTAGGAACCTGTCGTTGTCGCGCCCAAGCTCCAGGTAGCGCGAGGCGAACGGCATGTTGCGGGCGTCGCGCCTGGTCAGGTCGCGCCCGCGCCGCGGCTCGATGGCGTGCAGCACCTGCACCTCGGCGTCGTACTTGCCGCTGTCGTACAGGTTCTTCACCGTCTGCGAGACGGCCTGTTCGCCGAACTCCTCGACCAGCTGACCGACGGTCTTGATGATCTCGCGGTAGATCGTGTCGGTGTTGCCCCACTGGTCCAGGCCGATGGTGTAGCGGCCGAACACCTGCGGGTAGTGGTGCAGCACGTTGTCGAAGTGGTCCACCACCACCGAGGCGCCGATGCCGAAGGCCCCGATCTGCTCGTACATCGAGTGGAACGCCCGGTAGGTGTTCGACGCGCTGAAGATGGCCAGCATGCGGTCGGTGGTCTTCTGCAGCCACCGCTTGACCGGCGCGTACTCCATCAGGTCGCGGTCCGGCGTGGCCAGGCGCAGCCACGGCCGGGCCGGCGAGGTCAGGCCGCCCATCAGGCCGGAGGCCAGCGTGCCGTGCGCCAGCGTGCCGGTCTCGTCGATGATGTTCTGGTAGGCCTGGGCGTCGTTGCGGTTGCGCTGCGACTGGTCGAAGCGCGCCGCGCGCGGCAGCAGGTAGTCGGCGATGTCCTGGCAGTGGGTGTCCCAGGACTGTCGCTCACCCCACAGCGCGGCCTTGCGCGCCAGCATCGCCTGCTGCGGCGTGCGGTTGTCGGCCACCTGTCAGCCCCCGCCCAGCAGCGTCTGCCCGCCCAGGCTGAGCTGCGAGCTCGTGACCCCGCTGGGGCCCGACAGCATGGTGCTGCCGGCCGGCACGGCGATGCCGCCCGCGCCCGCGTTGCGGCGCTTCAGGGGCGCGGTGTCGGGAGCCTTCGCGGCCTGGGGCGGCGGAGGCGGAGGCGGCGCGGCGGGGATGTCAGAGCCAAGGCACATGGGTGTTCAGCGGCGGCCAAGTCGGTCGCGGCTGAACGGATCATGTCGACGGGTGCTCGCCCTATGAGCACCGGCCGCGGCGGCGCCGCCCGGCGGCGCGTCGAACGCCTCCATCGCCGGGTGCGCGAAGGTCAGCGCCAGTGCGTCCGCGTCGTCCGGGCTGGCCAGCCCGCGCCGCTTCATGTCCTCCTTGCGCTCCATGACGATCTGGCTGTCGGTGTTGAAGCCGTACTCGCGGCCCGTCAGGTCGGTGGCCAGCATCTCGTCGTCATCGAGGTAGCCGGTGGCCAGCCAGGAGCGCATGCGGTCCCACATCTCCGCGGCCTTGTCGCGGTACTTGCGAGGGTCGTCCGGCTTGCCGCCGAAGTTCACCTCGATCACGTCGTGCCCGAGCTGGCGCAGCCGATCGATCACGCCGCCGCCGACGCCGCCGCCGTCGACGAACACCACGCAGCGCATGCCCAGCATCTTCAGCTCGTTGATGTGCTCGCCCACTCGAGCAGCCAGCTGCATGGTGTCGAGGTCGCGGTAGCGCTTCGGCGGGATGGTGCGCGCGTCGCGCTGCAGCCGCGTGCGGATCACCGACTGGTCGCCGCCGAAGCGCGCCACGTCGACGCCCACCATGGCCACCTTCGTGTGCGGGCTGTAGGCCGCCATGTCGCGGCGCATCGCGCCGTCCACCAGGTCGCGCCCGATGAACTGCAGGCTGCTGGCGCGAGGGAAGATGCCCCTCACCCGGACCCGCACGAAGTCGCTGTCCTCGCCGTAGTCGTCGACCCAGCGCTGCAGCAGCTCCTTGTTGGTGATCGCCACGTTGCGGCTGTCGATCTGCCGGGTGTTCCAGCGGTGGCGCTGCTTGCCGAAGGCCTCGGCGAACGCGCCCGTGTTGCGGGTCGGGTTCCCGAAGGCGAAGTGCATGGGCTCGCCGTCGGTCTTGCCGCCCTCGGCCACCTCCCAGATCTTGGCCGGGATGGCGGAGGCCTCGTCGAACAGGTACCACGGCGTCGAGCTCGCGGCGTGCAGGCCGGCGAAGGATTCGCTGTTCTCCTCGCGGCTGGTCTGCGCGTCGACGCGCCAGGTCTCGGGGTGCTGCCGGTGCACCATGCGCATGGCGCCCTTGCCCGTCGTGATCTGGAACCAGTGCCGGTTCACGCTGCGGTTCACCCAGGCCGCCACGCCCGCCCAGGTCTTGCTGGCCAGCTGCTCGCCGGTGTTGGCCGTCACCACGCCCTTGCTGTGCGGCCGGGTGGACATGATCCAGTGCGAGATCCAGGCGGCCATGGCCGACTTACCGATGCCGTGGCCTGACGACACCGCGAACTGGATTGGCGTCACCGCGTGCACCCCGTCGAAAGCCCGGGCACTCACCTCGGCGCCGATGTCGTCCAGCAGCTGGCAAGCCCACGCATCAGGCCCGAACTCGCAGCCGTAGACGAAGCTCCAGGGCTCAGGCAGCGGCACCAACTGCAGCGCGCGGTCGGTGTCCCATGGGTAGGCGTAGAGCACGAAGCCCAGTGGGTCGGCGTAGAACCGGGCCAGGTCGCGGGCCAGGTCGCCGTCGAAGGAGGACTCAGCCACCCGTGCCCACGCGCCGGCGCGCCGCGGCCAGGATCGCGGCCGTGTCCTCGCTCACGCTGTGCTCGACCGCCTGGCGCTCGCCGAAGCGCTTCGGGTCCCACTTCGCCAGCAGCTTCAGCCGGGTCTCGATCTGCAGCTTCCG